GTAGTCGATCAACTCGTCGGCGTGGATGATATTGTGAGAGCCGCTGCTGGAGAGTGTGATATTGCGATAACTTAAGGAGGGAGAGATATGCTAACGTTTTATCAAGGATATGATAATATTCAAACAATTGAGTTAACGAGTGATGATGTTGTTCAGAGTATGCTGGAAGTAACTTTGGTGGAGATAACTTTTAATGGAGTTACCTATGACTCTGACACGACGCCGTATGTTTTTGATTGGACAACTGATCCAACTGAACTCGTTTTAAGAATGGGAATGCTTCCAGACATTCCAGTAATTACAGATAAGAAAGCAGAGATCGTGACTTATGATCCAAGCAATCCAAACGGTCTTGTATGGGGGAGGGTAGTAATTAAAATTGATGAAGTGACTTAACGGTGAATCACTCCTGGCCGATTCAGTACGTTGGTGGAACTTATTACTTAGGAGTAGGAGAATACTATGGCTAACGATGTGTCTGATTCTTGCCGGGAATGCCCGGTCATTCGAAAAGAGATTGAAACTATGCAGACAACTTTGAAAGATATTCGAGACGACCAAGAACTGATATGGAAAGTAGCGAATGCGAAAGTATCTATTACTCATGCTTTATCAAGTCTTGGAATTTTAGTTACGGTCATGATTGTCCTTGTAGTTAATTATAACGGTGGTATCGGGAAAATAGAGGATCGGCTTGATAAACTTCAAGCTGATTTAGTACGAGTAACAACAATTGTTGAGCAGCAGAGTCATACAACTAAAATGACGAATATGCTTCTTCAAGAAATTCAATCACTACATAAAAGAGATCAAACTTTGTCGAGGAGGTAAAAATGACAACTAATATTGGAGGAATCAAAATCCCGGAGTTGACTTATCCAGTTTTAATTCCAAGTATGACTTATTATATTGATACAGGTTTTCTTGAAGACTATGTTGAAATAATGGGACTTGATACTGATTTTCCGGCACCCGGACTGGAAGACATAGCAAAGCAATCGGCAGTATACCGGTCGCAAATTTATCTTGAGTCATTGTTGTTCGTTGGGTATAAGACTCAGCCTTATGTTCAAGTACTTCAATGGCCGCGTGATGGCGTTTATGATAAGGATACAGTATTGGTTGATTCTGATCAGACGCCATATGATATTTTTAATGCGATAGCAGAAGGAGCATTTCTTGAGTATGGGACAGTAGGAGCACTTCAGCCTAAGATAGATCCAATTGGCTTGTCTCTTATCAGTAGTGAAGAAGTTAGTGCTGGTTCTGTTGGAGTAAAAACGTCTTACGATACTAGTCAAATTGCACCGGCTGTTAGGAATATGATTGGTGCTGATTTTTATACTCGACTTGCAAGTTATCTCGGTAACTGGCTTGGAGATATGAGCGGTACGTTTGTTAGAATTGCGAGGGGTTAATTATGGGAATGCGAACTACTATACAAGCGAAGTTGGCTATTGCTTTCGCAGGGCCATTGGCAGATGCGGTGAAAGAATTTACTTTCACTTCAAAAGATAACGAGCCTAGTTATGATCCAGAAATTGGTATTGGTGCAACCGATGTGGTAATCCCCGGGCTGTCTGGCGCGTTTGTTGACTTTACAGTAAAAGAGTTAGTTTCAATCAATAGTTCACTTTCTGAAAAAGAGAAAGTACGCCCGACAGATGTTAAGTTAATAGCACTGCAAAATATATTGACTACAAGGCCAAAGAAAGGCGATAGCGTGGTTATAACCGATGGCATAGCATATAGGGTATTGTCTTGGAGTCAAGACCCGGCACAAGCCACTTACGCAATTCAACTAAGGACAATGGCCGATGCCTAGTCTATCAATTCGAATACCCGATGATTCGGGATTGTTAACTGTCGAAGAACTTGACGAGTACATTGAAGAGAAGATAGATCAATTGACTCGCATGATTGTTTTAAATTTATTTAAGTTCTTAGTTGCTTGGACACCGCATGATACAGGACGAGCAAGAGCCGGTTGGGGTATAGGGAAACGAATGCCGCCTACTTCTGAACCTGGAGAGGGAGATTACTTCTCTGATCCAAGGCCGCCGAGAAGTGTTTTTCAACCGAGTCAATTGCTCACATGGTATATCACAAATAACGTTTCGTATATTGAAGTACTTGATGATGGACGTGGGTTGCGCGACGGGCAAATGCGAGGATCAGATCAAGCCCCGACTGGCATGACTATTGTTGCATTACAAGAACTTGAGAGGTTTTTGAGATGAGTGATACTAGCAATGAAAATTTGGATACGGCAAGAAAGATAATTGAAACACAACTCCAAGATAACTGGAGTGAGACTCCGATTGCTTTCCAAGACGTTCCCTATAAAGTCAATGCGGCAGAGGAGTTTGTTGCTTTGAATGTTTTGTGGTCTGGTAGTGAAGGAATAGCATTGCAAACGAATGGGCCGATACGAGATTGGGGAATTGCTATGATTGAAGTATTTGCAATTCCTGATGAAGGGAGCAGCCGAGTTCTTGAACTTTGTGGAGACCTCCGAGCATTGTTCAATGAGTTTGTGTCTGGTGGCCTTACTTTTCATACAGGATCTGCAAGACGAGTTGGAGTCATGGGTGATTTTTTGAAATACATTGTTGAAATACCTTTTTATTACGAGGGATAGTAATGAGCGCATTAACTCAAAATGTAACATTTTCATATATTGAAGAAGTGGTCGAGGGAGCGATACCTACAAACCCAACGTTCCAGCAATTGCCAATTACTTCAGTAGAGATAGAAGAAGTATTTCTCTCTGGTGATCAGTATTACTTGAATGATAGAACTATTAATGGCATGGTATTAACTGAAAGCATAGTCGATGGGTTTCTTGGTTTCCAATTGTCTTACGATGCTTGGAAGCCTTTCTTGATTGAAGTACTTCGTAATGATGGTAGTACTTATCAAGATTTTTATTTCAATACTACTATGATGAGATGCGTAGCTCCAAATAGATTTCAAGCTACCGGGTCATTGAACTTTACTGATCGTGGTATGAAAGTTGGACAGTATATAAATGTTTCCGGATTTACTGGATCGAGTAATAACGGAATATTTAAAATTATCTCATTACCTTCAGACTTTGAAATGTATGTTGTTGGAAACAATGATTTAACTCTTGAAGGCACTGGCAATTTAATTGTAGTAACAGTTTTAAGTTATACAGACAATAAGCAGACAGGGAAGACGTATACTTTTCGAAAATATTCGGAAGTGAATGAAGTGCCATTCTATGAATACTTTACTGGATGCAAAATTGATAAGATATATTTAAACTTTCGTCTTGGCGAAATCATTTCTGGTTTGTTGTTTGTGAAAGGTATTGACAGAACTGCGGGTCAAGTATCTGGAGAGAGCGTATTGGCAGTCGCTAGTCACTCTTTAATGTCTCATATAGATGTTGGTCACATCTATCTCGGGTCAAGTATAGACCCGGCAAGGGTTTTCACCGAGTTAAATATCGAGTTAGATAATATGTGCAAGCCAAGAAAACAGCTTGCCTCCATTTCCCCAGAAAGTATTTTGGATGGGATATTTCGTATTGCACTTTCTGGTCAAGTATACTTCGAGGACTTGGATGTCTATAACAAATGGATTGACCAAACAGAAATGGATTTTGGGTTGGAGATGAGTGATGGCACGAATAGCATTGCCATTGCCATGAACAGATGCCGGTTGAGATCCATTACGAAACCCGTCCCAGGAAAGAATGCTTTTTTACTTGAACGATTTATGATTAGTTCATTATTGGATGCGAATGGTCACAGCATTTATTTTAACTTTCACTAAGGAGAAGAATTATGACAACCACTAATTTAACGAGTCTTGCGTATGTACCAGAAATTGTTGCTGGAACCATTCCTACGAGTCCAGCATGGCAAGAGTTACCTCCCTTGTCAATTGGTTTGATTGAGGAGATCACCGGAGTTGCGAGTGAAGCAATTACAGGCAACAGAATGAAAGATGATATTATTATTGTCGATGCTGATGTTATGGGAGACAATAACTTTGAGTTATCTTTCGTTCCTTGGAAACCGTTAATGGTCGCCCTGATGCAGCAAGGTGGTACGGCCGATGCCGATGTAGACATCAGCACGAGTAATCTCGCAGCGGTTCTATCGAGTGGGACGTTTACTACCACTACCGAGAACTTTGTAACTGAAGGTATCGTGGTCGGGCAATGGGTTAAGGTTGCTGGAATGACCAATGCTTTAAACAATGGAATTTTTCGGATCAGTGCTGTTGCCGCGACAATACTCACCATTGACTCTACTATCCATACGGATGGTTTGGCTGATGAGGCAGAGGGTCAAGCCGCGACGATTAAAAGCGAGATGTATCGGAATAGTAATAGCGTACCCGATACGTTTGCTTTCCGGAAAAAGATTGTCGCCGGTGGAACTCCGTATTACTTTTACTACAACGGAGGAATTATCAACTCCATGAGTTTTGCTTTGACAACGGCGAGCATTATCTCCGGAGCAATAAACATTGTTGCCAGGACAGGAGAGGGAACAACCACTCCAAAGTCTGGCGAGACAACTGTTGCGGTTCCAGCATACAACCTGTTAAATGCAACGTCGTCTGTTGGAGCAACCTATATCACCGGGTTAGCAACGGCGATTTTTAGCTCCATCAATATTAATGTCAATAACAACATGACTCCAAAGAAAGGCATTGGTACACTTGGAGCCATTGACAACGAGCCGTTTGATTTTGAAGTCATTAGTGATATCGAAATGTACTTTGATGATCTATCTCTTTACACCGCGTTCAAGGCCTCTACTGGCTTTCTTGTTGCCTTTACCCTTACCGATGCAGCGGGTAATTCGATAGTGATGTCAATGCCGAATTGCAAGTTCTTGAACCTGAGTGAACCGATCCCCGGAAAGAATGCTTTTGTTATGGAGACCGGCCAGATGGAGTCACTCAGAGATGCATCTTTGAATTGCAATTTTCAATTTGACTTCATAGCCGCTTAACGATGGGGCTGCCTGTTGGCTTGCGTGACTTTGTAGGTTTTCGATCCTCCTCCCTATTTGGTTCGTAAGTCAACAGGTTTAACTTTTATTAGAAAGGAGGAGTGAGGAGGATACTATCAAAATAATATGGAAAGGACTTGTAGCTATCTACTGGATGGTGGCAAGCTGGATAGGGATGTTGAAAGTAATATTTAAACGATGGTAACACAAAAACAAATTGGAGGAACAATGATTAAGATTACGAAAACAGATGCAAGTAAAGAGACAGAGGGTGTCTGGACTGAGTATGAGGGAGTGAAAGTACTCATTGCCAGAATGAACAATGCCAGTTTTCTTCGAGCTCTGAGAGACAAGGCAAAAACAACTGTTGAAGGTTCTTTGCAAGGAATGGCAACGGATAAGAGTGATGCCCTGATGACTGAAATTATGGCCGAGCATATTTTACTTGACTGGAAACCTTTTGAGTATGACAAAGGAACTGTCGAGTACAATCGAGAAAATGCAATATCTCTCTTGACTCACGATCCAGACTTCCGGGATTTTTTGGCTGACTACTCACGCAATGTTAGCAACTTTATGCAAGACGAGACTCCGACAGTGGGAAAGTAGTCTCGCTCCTTGAGTGGGCTTATGAATATGGGAAGCCAGAATCAATTGAGACATTCAAAATGCTTTCTAAGGCGGGGAAGAAAACACCATTAGATATACTCCCCGTCTTAGACCCTTTTGAGGAGTGGTACAACGAGGTATACAATAAACTGTCTAGCCAGAGAAACGTTAATGGCTATTTGATTGCGAGTGAAGTGATTGCTTACTGCAAAATAAATGAGCTGATAGATCCTTTGCCAGTAGCAGTTGACATCCTTATTGAAATTGATATGCGATTTAAAACTTTCGTTAGTGAAAGGAAAGAACATGCCGAAAGAAATTCCAATAAAAATAACGATTGATAATAAGAAAGCAAAGAA